TGGCGCCGGCCAACAGACTGAACTGGCCAGCAGTCGCCTGCAGCGTTTCGCCCGTGAACGTGACGGTCAGCGGTGCGCTAACGACAACCTCAGTACCGTCAGCCAAAGCAACAGCCGCGCCAACGTTGGACACCTGCAGCTGTGACAAGTCGGTTGACCCAGATGCCTTGGCGGCGGTTGATGCGCCTACTGCCTTGTAGCGGCGACCGGGGATGAGTGTTTGCGTGGTCATGACAACTCCTAGTAATTGATGCCGGCTTGGACATACTCGATTGTGGCGGTCCAACGAACGTCCAGACCTGCGCCAACAGTGGCATCAAGGTTCAGTCCGCCGCCAGACACGGCGACAGCAATGGACCCTGTAGTAAACCCGCCGCCAAGGCTGGCAACAAGCGCCATCGTCAAGCCCGCGTCTTTGACCGCGGTACCGCCGTCGACGGCTACAACGCCCTCGCCGGTGTAGATTTCAGCAGCACCGGAGCTTTCCGACTTGCCGACAGCCTTGATCTTGACGTAGTACCCGCGGTCATCCATCGGCGTCCAAGTGGTGCCGGTAGTCTGGTCAATGGCGTCTGTCCGCATCCGCCGCGTTGTGCTGGCAGCCGTGCGACACTGGACGATGATCCGCCCTGCTTGGTGCGTGGCTGCTTCGACAGATGGACCGGCAATGTCTGTGATGCCGAGGCTGGCATGTGCGACTTCGCCGCGGTTGCGGGCATAGGCGCCAAAACCCGTAGCGCGAGAGTAGTCGCCAAGCGCAGATACACCACGCCCAACAGCCTCTGATCCGGCTCCAAATGCTTGTATGATGTACGGCGCCGATCCGCCCAAGCCGTGGGCGCGAGAGCCGTCGCCATTGGCGAGGACGTTACCAAGGCTGGCAGCATGTCCAGTGGCTAAGGCGCCGTCACCAGTTGCTCGTGTTAGTTGCCCGATAGCTGTGGCGTTGGCAGTTGTAGCGGTTGCATCTTCACCGATTGCAACAGCATTGGCGGCAGTGGCTAGTGCATTGTGACCAATTGCCACTGCATCTACAGCAGTTGCTTGTGCGTCTGATCCAATGGCTACGGCGTCTGCAAAGGTGGCATCTGGGCTATTGCCAATGGCAATCGCACCGGAAGCACTGGCCGTGGCGCTCTTGCCTACAGCTGTGGCTGTGGTGCTGGACGCAGTAGATGATGCACCTACCGCCGTGGCATTGGCGGCCGATGCCGTCGCACTGGCGCCCATGGCGACCGTGGTTGCAGCCGTAGCCGCAGCCCCAAAGCCGACAGCGGTAGCGGCCTCGCCCGTAGCCGTAGCCGAACCGATGGCAGTCGCTTGGTCGTTGCCGCCACCGCCAGAATCAGCAGCCGAGTTTTTGCCGATGGCAACGTCAGCTACTGCCGTGGCGTCTGACCCGGTGCCGATGGCGATGGCATCGTCTGCAACAGGTACCGCTTGAATGCCAATGCCGATGGTGCCAGCCGCCCGCGTGTCCCATTGGGTTGCAGATACTGAACCAGCACGAAAGGCACCTGTCAGCCGATCAAGGACCAATCGAACGTCGTTGTCTGGCCCGTCGTCGTCGGGGCTTGTGCCAAGGACGTAGGCTTCCACTGCTGACAGCAAGGACGCGGGGACCACGATGCTTGGCACCGTGACGCCAGACGCAACAATCGTGCCTGCGCCGGCAATGACTGCAGCAACAACAACCAGGGTATTGCTGCCGGGTTGTGCGGCATAGATGCCCAACTGGCCGGCAGCGATAAAAACAGCACCTGCAGCACCTGCACCTGACGTGATGGTCACGTTGGCGTTGATGGCGTCCACAAACGCCTGCGTCACAGTCGTAAGCGTGTCCGTGCCTGTGTCGCTGTAGTTGACCGCCGTGCCGTTGACGGTCAGGCGCCGCTGGTTACCAACGGTGACGCCTGCAATGGTGACAATGGATGCGCCGCGTTCTGCGTACAGAGCGCCAGCCAAAACCCGCAGGTTAGCAAGGTACTGCACATGGCGGGCGTAGTTCTCAATGTCATACGCAGGTGGCGCAGCTGGGTATGGCTCATGCCCTGCAATGCGTTCGGCAAGCGTCGGCTCTTGGGTGTCGCCCAGCCAGAAGTTGGCTTCTGGTGCGCCGCTTGCGTCTGTTGGGATCTCGGGGATAAAGCCGGGCATGGCGACTCCTAGAAGCGCAAGATCCGCGCCCAGTGTCCGGCATTGTAGCCACGATACGGCGGGTCTGGAAAGGTCGTGTAGGCAAAGGTGTATGCGCTGGCGACGTAGACCGTGGCAGCGACGCCCGCAGCTTTGGCCGCTTGGACAAACTGCCCAAGGGTCTGCACCTCGTCAGCGTCTGGCGTGGTCGACAACTCGACAACCAGGCTAAACGACGCGATGCCGTTGCGGGCAATAATCACCACCGGGTTGCTCAGGGCAAACAGCGCCTTGACCACGGCAATGAGGTCAGGGATCGTCCCGCCGCTGCGGTTACGCAAGACAGCGGCCCGCACTTTCATCCGGTAGATGCCGTCAGACTCGCCGTCAGGGTACTGCCCGCCGTCACGGGGTTGCCCAAGCCGTTCGCCTAGTGCGTCCAGTTGCAAGCCCGCTGCCGTGTCGAGGTCATACGCCGCAGCCCATTCCAACACGACATCGTTGGTTGCCTGCAGCCCTGACGCCAACGCTTGGACAAACTGCAGCACGCTGGTGACGCGATACTGCGACGGCAGGTCTGTTTCAACCTGCGCGTCAACGTCCAGCGGTGTCAGGTCAGTTGCCAAGGATGCCTCAGAAGGTCAGGACAATGTTTGCCGCGACTGCGGTCGGGTATTCGTTCCACGCGACGGTGATGTCAGACGTGCCAACAGGTGCAGGTGCAAGCCCAAGCGTGAGGCTGGTGACGTTGGCCAGCCTGCCTACCACGTCCAGAATGGCGCAAAGAATCTGGTTACGCAGTACGGTTGTCGGGTAGGTGTCGAGGTAGGCAATGATGGCGTTTTGCACAGCCACCTCAAACGCATTGCTGCTTCCGGTGATGGTCGCAGAGACGTAGATGGTGACGGCTGCCGGTCGCTCAAACCGGATGTTGGTAATGTAGCCTTCGTCCGTGTCGATACCTGTCACTGTGTCGCCGTAGGTTTCAATGCCAGCAGGTGCCGTGTCATAGATAGCCGTTGCAATTGCCACCTCATCGCCGCCCTGTGCCAAAATGACAAACGACTTGGGCGGAAGCCCTGAGATAGCAATCGGGCTGGCGATGCCTGTGAGCAAGGTCGTGTTTTCATACGCCGCGGCACGGGTCACGCCGTCAACGTCACGCACTGCCGCAAGAATGCTGGCCAGCGTACCGCGCCCAGCCCTTGCACCGTCGGACACAAGCCGAAGCCGGAGGTCTGCGTCTGATTCCTGGTCTGTGCCCTGCGAGGTGGTAGCCGTGCCGACAATAGGCGTCAGGCTGGACCCGCCCGCAAACGAGGTCAGGACGGTGAAAGCACCCGTGCCTACAGTCTTGGGTCCGGTGACAACTGCCCGAATCGGCACGCTGACTGTGGATGCTGCGCCGATGATGACAGCGCCGACCGCGGCGTATTGGTCCTGTGTGGACGACTGCGTAAACAGTGCGCCAGCCGGGACCGTAATCGGTGCGCCGGTTGGGTTGGTGGCGTTCAGCGTGCCCAGCGTCTGTGTTGCCAGATTGCGGGTCAGGCCGACGTTTTGTGCCAGCCCGTCCAGCTGGATGCCGACAGCGCCTGACGGGAACATGCCAGCCCAAGCACCTAGCAGCGCCTCTTGAACGGCCACGTCTGCGTTGGCAATGGCCGCAATCAGGCTGGCGATAACCGTGTTCGGGTTGTCTGTCTGCAGCGACTGACCAAACGACAACGCCAAAGCGCCAGCAAGTGCCTGCTGTTCTTCCGCGACCGTGTTGATCTGCAGCCCGCTGGCGTCAAGTAGCAGGGTCATGTTTCAAGCTCCTGCGCTACTGTCAGCACCACGCCGCCGTTAGCCGTGACCGACGCCGTGATGGTCGCCCGCCGGGATAGAGTGTCGCGAACTATTGCGACGTTGTCCACGCCAACCACGCCGGGGACGGTTTGCAGCACCCGGCGGATTTCTGCGTCAAGCTCTTGGTCAGATACGCCCTTGGTGAGTACGGTCTGCCACTGTCCGCCGGCGATGTCGTCAAGCAGGTATTCGCCCTGCCAAAGCCGTAGCGCGGTGCCGCACTCTTGAACGATGGCGTCTGTCTCACCAACTAGCCAGATGTCCCCGCCAGCTATGTAGATGTCGCCTGAGTCCGTCAGCCGAATGTCCCGCGCCGCCAGTGCCCTTGTCGGGATTGGCAAGTCTGCGACAGTCACAACCACGGGGGCAGGCGACGGCGGAAGCAGAAACAGCGGGAACGGCAAGAACAGCATCGAGCTCCTACGGTACCTGGGTCAGTTCGCCCAAGATGAGCACCTGCGACGGATTGATGGCGCTGCCGTCAGCGTTGGCAATCGTGCGGGTGGCGTAAGGCGTGCCTGAGACAGACAGCGTTTGCACGGTAGGCACCGCGGGGTCGTCAACGTCATAAGAACCCGTCAGGACGTTCTGGCAGATTTCCGATGCGCCTTCTGCGTTCGCCGTGCTGGACAACAGCGTATCAATCCAGCCGCCCCACTGAAACGACACGGTTTCACGACTGTAATTGGCGACGGCGTTGTATTGAATCGCGCAACTGTATTGACCGGCCATAGTAAAAAACGACTGATCAATAGTCACAACAAACCCAACAACCGAAAGCTCCGTCATTTGTACGGTAATGCCCTCAGGAAGGGACGGGATCTGTCCAAGCGTGATTCTGTCGCCAGTTGGATCGAACAAGAAAAAACCAAAATCAGCATAGTTAACAGGTACAACTCCTGACGGTGTAGATCCAGAAGGATAATACTCACCTAATGCGTTTTGAATATCTGATCTTAAATAATCTGGTGCACTAAAATCTTCAGGCAGTGATGTAGCTACTGTACTAGGCGCAAAAGATTGCAATCCAAAATTTTTCTGAAAGTTTTGTTCAGCTAAAGTATCTTGATTCATACGAATTTGACCTAGTATGTCTCCATAAACATTAGCACTAGGTGCACCTGCTCTTGAAGCTAAATTAGGGTCTCCATATAAATTAGATAATTGTGGCAAAACATTATATGTGCCTTTATTACCTTGTATAAAATATTTAGATGTATCAAAAGGCTTGCTATCTACAGAATAGGATTTACCACCATAATCATATGTAGGTGAATAAAATGTACCAGTAGCACCAGGTATACTAGAACTATACGTGGGTCCTGAAGGGGCTGGGGCCCCGCCACCACCATCGCCGCCACCACCTCCACCGCCACCAAAAGGACTATCAGAGTATCCTCCAGTAATAGCAGTGCCAGCAATAACTTTAGCAGCTCCCATAGGCCCGCCAGTAATATATCCTGCAACGGGTCCTGCTATAGGGCCTACAACCGGAATACTACTAGCTACAGTAGTAATTGGGTCAAATATTTTACCAACAGAACTTACTGCACCACCCATAATTTACCTTTATGCTCTTGTCT